TGCCGGAGTTACTCGCCACTACCGGCTAGGCGTGCAAACTCTAAAAAGGAATGTCGTCAATATCTAACGGTTTTTCTTCTACTGTTTTCTTTGCTTCTTTCAACTTAAATGAGCAGCTCATAAACTTGCCGGATTTACCTTCTTTGAGCCAGGCTGATACATAGACTGCGTTACCGTTTAAGTCTTTGCCATCGCCTGAGTAGTCAGGATGATTGTCTGATTGCTTTTGTTGATTCTTGAAAAGTGAGAAGCTGCCTGGTTTTGGATCGTAAGCCATAATTTACCTTTATCGTGTGGTGAACTTCTTAATTGCACTGCGCTGCTTGCTATCAAACAAACTCCATAATGCTGTTTTGCTATCTGCATCTAAATCTAATTCGTTAATGAAATCAACTGCACTTTGTACGTCATTCTTTGCTAGAAATCCAATAACCACTACGCCGATGCTGCGGATAGTTTCCTGATCTTCCTCTGACATGGATTGAAACACGTCAACTGTAATCGGCTTAGCTGACACAGGCTCGCTAGAATCGATTGCATCGTGTTCAACGATCTCAAGGGCTGTGACGTATAAGTAACGGCGGCTATAGGTCTCTACGGCCCCTAGATTCTGGATAGGGTGGCAACCTTTGAGATTAGCTTGAGCCATTGGGCTAGTAAAGGTAATGCAGCCACCATTCTCGGTATCAATAATGCGTAATGTAGCCAGCTCTACTCCAAATGAGACTACAGGGCATAGCTTTAGTTCAGAGAAAATTGACTGTATTGCTGGCAGGAAGTCACCAAGCTCAAAGTATTTATACTCTGCAAACTTGTTATAGCCTGATTTCTTTAGAGCTGTGTTTTGCAATTTAATACGCGCTTGTTGCAGTTTTTCGTAGACTAGCCATTGTTGCTGTTCTTCTTGCTCTTGTTGTTGGCGCATGATTATTTACCTTTATTTGAATTTTTTAGCGATGACAGTATTGAGTGTCCGAAGGTTCGATACAGCTTGAACTTCTTGAGCCTTAATCTGCTCCTTGCGAATACGGTCAAAAGTCTTAGCCACATTTGTTTTGCTAGAGTGAACATATTTAAACCTTGGGTCTAAGATTGATTTGGTATCGTTCATTTTTCTCCTTATTGAATGTAAGAAACTAAAAGATACCCTGCAATCAATAAAACTGCAATCACTTTTGGATGTCTTGCAAGCCAATCGTCGGTAGCTAATAATTTCATTGTTGTTCTTCTTTCATTTTTAAAAAATTGGCTGTAGTGTATGGAACGCCTATAACTGTTGCTTTGCGTTGGACATCCCACAAGTGATTAAGAAACTGTCCTAAATGATTAAACTCAGTGCCTAGCTCCTCATTGATCTGATCCAGAGCTATTGCCATTCCTGCTTCAATTCCTTCAGAGTAAGTCACTTTTCATTCCTCCAAAAAACCATTTATCAAATTTTGCGTTATTGAATGCTTCGCTTGCTGCTTTTGCTTCTAACCACAGCTCATCTGCCTCATCTTCTTGATACGCTGCCAGGCAAACTAACAGGTCATCTAGTTCTTCAATCATCTCTGTCTCCTCCGTTGGTATGACTGAACTATAGCGACATACGTTATTCGCTGCAAGAAATACTTTTCTATGAATATTTGTTCATCGATAGCAACAATCAATGACACAAAACTAGGAATTTGTATATTATTTAGCTGTCTACCCGCCTAATTAGGGTTATTTAAGCGGGGGCAAAATAGCACAAATAGCGTAAATAACAGTAGCAAGCAGGACTTTTGTCAGTTTTGTCAGTACCTAACTAGCCTCATTTAAGGAATTACAATGAGTTTATGGCGCAAAAGGAGAATAAAAATGCAAGAATTAGCTAGGTGTTCGGATTGTGGTTGGATCGGTGACGCAGAGGATGTAGAGACAGGAATTTGCGATATGGTGTTTGCTGATCCTGTTGATATTTGCCCTGAATGTGGAAATCCAGATTGCATAGCACCATATGAGGAGACTAAATAATGGACTTACCAAAGAAAGATAGTCGCAGATACCAGATTTGTGTGGCTTTTGCTAATTCTGGCACGATGACATTACATAGCGTAGTAGAGGAATATGGGCTATTCGGCTTTAGAGACAAGAAGCGGCTTTCATCTGAGATGAACTACTTATGCACTACTGGCTGCATTAAGAAGCTCAAAGAGGCTTATATGCCTACCTATGAGCTACGCCTAGCAGTGCAATCGTTTGATAAGCCTGGGCTGGTTAAACCACGCGAAGCAGTCCCATTTCGGGAGATGTCTGACAAGTTTATGTTGCCAAAGGTTAGCCCTAGAGGTGAGCCACTTAGGGAAATTTCATACATTGGGTTAGGAGCAAGCATTGCAGAACATGTCTACCGCTTCTAAAAAGCCGATTCCTGACTATGTTTTTAAACAAAAAGCGTGTCCAGGATGCAAGAGAACTAGATCAGAAAAGAACTTTGAAGGTGGTGATTTATGTAGGATTTGCGTACTTAGAAAAGTTCAGATATAGTTGTAGTGTGCTTGACGGCACACAAAACGAGTAAGCCTTAGATGGGACTCTGCTGGTTACTCACCAGTCCGTCAACACCAGAAATGGTGAGAGTCTCACCTAGGGCTTTTTTTATTGGAAAAGCAAATGAAAATTAAAAACTGGTCAAAATTTCAACATTTTAAAGACCGTAGACCACCTTGGGTAAAGCTGTATAGAGACATTCTCGATGATGTTGAATGGTTTGAATTAGACCCGAAACTAGCAAAAATACTTGTAATGCTTTGGTTAATTGCAAGTGAAGAACAAGATGGAATTTTGCCAGATGCTAAAAAGTTAGCATTTCGTTTGAGGCTTTCCGAAAAAGAAATTAATTCTGCAATTATCGGTTTGTCTCATTGGCTGGAACACTCTGATATCGATGGGATATCATCAGGATATCAAGATGATCTACCAGAGACAGAGACAGAGAAAGAGAAAGAGGAGAGAGAAAAGAAAGAAAAGTTAGCGCAAGATGTAAAACTTGGCTTTATTGAGTTTTGGAAATGTTATCCAAAAAAGATAGCAAAGCCAAATGCAGAAAAAGCATGGATGAAGATTGCTCCAGATGTTGATTTAACGAAAAGAATTATTCATGCGATTTCTGAACAAAAACTTCTTGAACGTGAGGAGCAGTTTATTCCTTACCCTGCAAGTTGGCTCAATGCTCGACGTTGGGAAGATCAAACTCAAACAACTCAACAAAATCATAAGTGGTGGAAATAATGAGTTTAGACAATCTTATCGGTAGGTTATCTAAGGTCAGAGGCAAGAACGGCTCCTATACCGCTTGCTGTCCAGCTCATGACGATAAACATCCATCATTAGCGATTAGAGAACTTGATGATGGTCGAATCCTATTGAAATGCTTTTCTGGTTGCTCAGTATCAGAAATTTGTGGCGCTGTCGGCATTGATCTGTCAGAGTTATTCCCCCCTGACGATAATTTTAGGCAAATAGCTTCCCCTGTAAAAAAACCTTTTTATGCTACTGATCTTATCAAGATATTAGCGTTTGAAGCTATGGTTGTTGGGGTTGCTGCTAATTCGTTGGCTAACGGTAACGCTTTAAGCCAGATTGATCTTGATCGAATGAAAGTTGCTCAAATGAGAATTATGGAAGTAGTGGGGTATATCAATGATTGAGCAGATAGCGGAAAGGCTGGATGAGGCTAGAAAGCTCAGATTGATTAAACCTCAAGATATTGACATTGATAAATATCTGAAGAACACTGACGTATCAGCCAAGGTGAAATCCGTGTCTGTTTACATGGATGGCGTAGTTGATGGGCTGATTAATCCTAGCTCAGATGATATATGCCCTATGCCGTGGCCTATAACGCACCAGGACTTTAATTTCAGGCTAGGTGAGGTGACGGTATATGCTGGCTCAAACGGAGGCGGCAAGAGCCTTATAACGGGCTTAATAGGCCTTCATTTGATAAAGCTAGGTAAACGGGTTTGCATTGCATCGTTTGAGATGAAACCGCAGACCACAATTTTACGGATGATGCGTCAATTTTGTGGTGAGAATTTAAACGATCCTTTGGTGAATGATAGAAATAACTATGTAAAGAGCATAGGTCATAGATTTTTATCATTTGCTTCTGAGAATTGTTTTATTTACGATCAACAAGGTAGCACTACGCCACAGATGACGATAGCAATGGCTAGATATTGCGCTGTTGAGTTAGGGATTCAGCACATTTTTATCGATAGTTTGATGAAATGTGTGATGTCAGAAGATGATCTGAACGAGCAAAAGTCGTTTGTGAACGAGTTATGTGCGGTTGCTAGAGATCATAGCGTGCATATTCATTTGGTTCACCATATTCGCAAGCTGCAAAGCGAGGAGGTACAACCTGGTAAGAATGATTTGAAGGGATCAGGTTCTATTGCGGATCAGGTGGACAATGTATTTTTAGTCTGGAGAAATAAAAAGAAAGAAAATAATCGGCGCAATGGTATGCAGTACGAAGAATCAGATCCAGATACGTTTCTTATGTGCCAAAAGCAGCGGAATGGTGAAGCAGAGGAGTTTTACGGATTGTTCTATCACCATAGCAGTCAGCAATTTATTGAGAAGTTAGGCGGTCAACCGTTTGACTTTGATAACAAAGGACGGTTTAGACAATGAGAGTACTAGTTGCTTGTGAGTACAGCGGCACAGTACGCGATGCTTTTATAAAACGAGGGCATGACGCAATTTCATGTGATTTACTGCCAACTGATGTTGACGGGCCTCATTATCAAGGAGATATATTTGACATTATTAATGATGGCTTTGATTTAATGATTGCTCATCCACCTTGCACAGATTTAGCAGTTTCAGGTGCAGCGCATTTTGCAAAAAAACGAGCAGACGGTAGACAGCAAAAAAGTATAGATTTTTTTATGAAGTTAGCAGAATCAAATATTCCAAAATACGCTATTGAAAATCCTGTTTCTATTATGTCAACCGTTTGGAGAAAACCAAATCAAATAATTCAACCTTGGATGTTTGGTCATTTAGAGCAAAAAGCAACTTGTCTATGGACTAAAGACTTGCCATTACTAAAAGCATCAAATGACGTAAAAAATGAAATGATGTTATTGCCAATAAATAAACGTCAACGTTTGCATTATCTTCCTCCGTCTGTTGATAGATGGAAAATAAGAAGTAAAACTTATCAAGGCATAGCAGACGCAATGGCTGAACAATGGGGATGAATGAGTTTTTTGAAGAAGAACGGCATAGGTGTGAAGTCAGGCAGGTTATCAAGTGGCGAGTGCAAGACAGAAACAAGGCAATGGAGTACCTGCAAGCAGTAGCAAGTAAAAGAGGCCAGGATGCAGCGGACAGATTGAGAAAAGATTCTGCTGAACAATGGGAACGTAAGAATAGAGGATTGGAGGGAGATTGGAAATAAATCTATCTGCTACTGATATTATTTTGGCAGCTCATTATGCTGGAACTATTGAGGATGCTAAAAATATAAACTCAGTTAAAAATAATGGCAAATATAAAATGAATGGTTTTGCTGCTCATTATATTGGGATGCTTGGAGAGGTAGCTATTTGCAAGTATTTAAACATTAATGTGCAAAGCAATATTACATTTGGTGGCGATGGTGGTGTTGATTTGATATATAAAAATCAAACCATTCAGTTAAAAACAAGAGCCGGTGATAATCCAGAACCACGATATATTATTTTTGATAATCTTGACGAGTTTAAAACAGATTGGGCTATTTTATGTTCATTAAAATCTGCTACAGAAATTAAAATACATGGATTCACAAGCAAAGAAAGATTTACTTTAAAGCATATAAATAAGAATTTTAGTTATGGCGATAGAGTTTGTTTGGATGAAAAGTATTTAACTGATATTTCAAAGTTTAACGAGGCTACAGAATGGTATCTAAAAAATGAGAGCTGCTAGAGTTGATGTAAATCAGAAACACATAGTCAACTGTTTACGTAAAGAGGGTTTTACTGTTCAGCACTTGCATAATGTTGGTGAAGGCTGTCCAGACATCTTAGTGGGCTACAAAGGACTGAATATATTGATGGAGATCAAGGACGGTAGAAAGCCTGAGTCAGAACGAAAGCTCACAGCTCAACAAGTAATCTTTCATAAGATGTGGAAGGGTCAGGTTGAAGTTGTCATTAGTCCAGAGCAGGCAATACTTGCAGTTTTAAGGCATACGGATGGCAAATAACAAAAAACCAAGAAAACGGCACATTCCACGTAGAAACATCTTGCCAATGACTATTCGACACAATGCACAGAGTGAGCAAACATTGCAGTTAGTCCCGCACACTGAGTTAATGAAGTTCCGTGAGGGTGTAGGCGACGAGATAGGTTGGAATACGATCACAGCTCGATTAAACGTCGGGTTAGTGGCTGCATACCAGGCAGACTTTGACCCTGAGTATTACTTGCTAATGGATAGCTTAAAGGCGATTGTTAATGTGCGAGAGCGATTCCTTAATACTGGCAGGTGGGGATTATCTGGTGACGATCTTAAAAGTATAGGTGATGGTTTAGTTGCTACTGATAACTTACAGCTATCAATAACAAGAAAACAATTATCAAAAGCTATTGACTATGTGTTTAAGAACGCAGGTGCTTTAGATGAAACATCTAACTTTTACGTGCAAATATGATAAATCCTAATGAAGCAATAGACTACATAATCAAGCACTCACAGGCTTATGCTAAAGCTAAAGCGCAGGTTGCATACCTTACTGAGTACAGAAAAACAAAGAAAGCTGTGTGTTTTCTACAAAGCAAAAAAAAGACAGTAGCAGAAAAAGAGGCCGACGCATATATAAACGAGGATTATGTTGAGGTATTAGACGGTTTAAAGGAAGCCGTAGAGGAGGCTGAGAGGCTTCGCTGGATGCTGATAGCGGCACAGGCTAGGGTTGATGTCTGGCGCTCTTATGAGGCTTCTAATCGCAGCATAGATAAAAGGACAATGTAATGGATAAAAATGTACAACAAGTTAGACAAAAGTTAGCAGATCGAGCTGAGTTCGGCATGATGAAATACGGTGTCAGCACAGAGCGTACAGACTTATCTGCAAAGCAATGGCTTATCCATGCACAGGAGGAAGCAATGGACTTAGCTGTCTACCTGCAAAGACTTATAGACGATATTGATGACTAAAGACGAAAAGAAATATCTATCGAAATTGGTAGACATTGGTTGTATAATTTGCTATAGGAACGGTTATCCTCAGACACCGGCAGAAGTGCATCATGTCAGGGGATTAGGGCTAGGTATGGGTGTCAGAAGTGGGCATTACGACACTATCCCACTTTGCCCAAGCCACCATAGAGGGAATGATGGGTATCACGGCATGGGTCGCAAAGCCTTTGAACGCAAATACCAGATAACTGAAATTGACTTACTTATTCAAGTTAAGGGGTTGCTAAATGAAAAAGACGAAAGCTGAAAAGAAAGTTGGCTCAGTAATGAAGGAGTTTAAGGGCGGTACATTGCACTCAGGCAAAGGCGGCCCTGTAGTAAAGAATCCTCGCCAGGCAGTTGCAATAGCTTTAAGCGTTGCTAAGAAAGCGAAAAAGAAATGAAACCAGGACTATACTCAAATATTGCAGCAAAGAAAAAGCGCATAGCAGAAGGTTCTGGAGAGAAAATGCGTAAGCCAGGCACTAAGGGTGCGCCTACTAAAGCCGATTTTAAAGACGCTGCTAAAACAGCAAAAAAGGGGAAAAAATGAAAGGCATGAAATCTTGTCCTAAATGCAATGGCGGTGAGTGCAAAGGCGGTAAGGGTTGCATGATGGACGATAAGGAAGAAAAGAACGGCAAGAAGGGTGGCAAGATTGAGATTGAGATTTCAATGCCTATGCGTGGTTCACGAACCGCTAAAAGCAAAGCTAAGAAAAAGAAATGACAGCGGCTTGGACTAAAAAGTCAGGTAAGAACGCCAAAGGCGGCTTAAACGAGAAAGGTCGTAAGTCTTACGAGGCTGAAAACCCTGGCTCTGATCTAAAGGCTCCTGTAAAGACAGGTGATAATCCGCGTAGAGCTAGTTTCTTGGCTCGAATGGGCAATATGCCAG